AACAACTGCACAAGCATTAAATAGAAACATTATAAGAGGAGCAAGTTTATAAAACAAAACAAAATTTAATTTATTTTAATAATATGAAGATAATAGAACTAATAATAGACGAAAACGAAGAACTTTCAGGAGTTGATGCAGTTTCAATCGTAGAATTTCCTGCAATAGAATCAAATTTTATTTCATTAAACAAACAATTAGAATTAGCTAAAGTTGATGATGAAAAACGTATTTTAATGGGTGCTGCTTTAATACCTAATAAGCACATTTATAGAAGAAATGGTAAAGATGAATATTATATTTTCTTTTCAAATGAAACTGTACGTAAAGCAAGTGAATTATTTTTAATGAATAGCAATCAAAACAACGCTACATTAGAACACGATAAAGAATTAAAAGATTTAAGTATTGTAGAATCTTGGATAGTAGAAGATACAGATATGGATAAATCTAAAAAATATGGTTTAGATGCACCTGTAGGTTCTTGGGTTGTTTCAATGAAAGTTAATAATGATGTTATATGGAATGACTTTGTTAAAACAGGTAAAGTTAAAGGATTTTCTATTGAAGGATACTTTGCAGATAAATTAGAAATGAGTTTGCAACAAGAAAAAGAATTAGAGTTAGTAAATAAAATAAAAGATATTATTTTAAATAACGAAAAAAAAAAGACTAATTTAGAATCATATACAGATTATCCTGAACAAGCTACTGAAAATGCAAAGATAGCTTTAAGATATGCAGAAGAAAATGGTTGGGGTGATTGTGGAACTCCTGTTGGAAAAGCAAGAGCAAATCAATTAGCAAATAGAGAACCAATTTCAGAAAATACAATTGCACGTATGGCTTCATTTGAAAGACAAAGACAAAATTCAGATAGAGCATTAGGAGAAGGATGTGGAAGATTAATGTGGTTAGCTTGGGGTGGAGATGCAGGTATTGAATGGGCAAGTAGAAAACTAAAACAAATAAGAAAAGAATAATGTTTAAATTAATAAATAAAATTATGGGAAATAAAACAAGTTCGCCAAAAGGTGGAAAAAGAGGATGTCTATGTAAAGACGGAAAGTATAGTTCAGAATGTTGTCAAGGTGAATTACAAGAACAAGGAATTGGTTCTACAGTAGCACAACAATCAAGTTCAGTTACTAATGTAGATGGAACAAGAACTATGGTTCGTTCTAATGGCTAATTTATAACAAAAATAAATAATAATAATTTAAACTATAAATACTTATTAATATGAATGTAATCAATGAAATTAAAACTCTTTTGGGTATGGATGTAAATCTTGCTCAAATGAAACTAATGGATGGTGTTACTGTTTTAGAAGCTGATGCTTTCGAAATGGATAACGCTGTTTTTATCGTTAATGGTGAGGAAAAAGTTCCTATGCCTATTGGAGAATACGAATTAGAAGATGGTATGATTTTAGTAGTATCTGTTGAGGGTATTATTGCTGAAATTAAAGAAGCTATGGTAGAAATGCCTGAAGCAGAAGAACCTGAAGCTGAAGTAGAAGTTGAGGTTGAAGCACAAGCTGAAGTAGCTACTCCAAAAAGAATTGTAGAATCAGTTTCAAAAGAAATGTTCTTTGCTGAAATTGAAAAATTAAGAACTGAGATTGCTGAATTAAAATCAGTAAAAGAAGTTGTTAAAGAAGAATTAAGTTCAGATGTAGTTGTTGAACCATTAACACACTCTCCTGAAGTTAAAAACGAAGTAAAACTAAATAAATTATCACCTAATCGACAAATGACTACACAAGATATAGTTATGTCAAAACTTTTTAATTAATAAATTATGGCTACTACAACATCAATCACTACTACTTATGCTGGTGAATTTGCAGGAAAATACATCTCTGCAGCATTATTATCAGGTTCTACAATCGCTAATGGCGGTATTGAAGTAAAACCAAACATTAAATACAAAGAAGTTATCAAAAGAATTGCTACTGACGGAATCGTTAAAAACGCAACTTGTGATTTTGATGCTACTTCTACTGTAACATTAACTGAAAGAGTAATTACTCCTGAAGAATTTCAAGTAAATTTACAACTTTGTAAAAAAGACTTCAAATCTGATTGGGAAGCAGTTCAAATGGGTTATTCTGCATTTGATTCTTTACCTCCAAGCTTTGCTGATTTTTTATTAGCACACGTTGTTTCTAAAATCGCTGAAAAAACAGAACAAAACATTTGGAAAGGTGTTAATGCTACTGCTGGAGAATTTGACGGATTCTTAACTCTTGCTGCTGCTGATGCTACTGTTCTTGATGTAGCTTCTCCTGCTTCTGGTGGAGTTACTGCTGCTAACGTTATCGGAGAACTTGGTAAAGTTGTAGATTTAATTCCTGCTTCATTATACGGGAAAGAAGATTTATACTTATATGTTTCACAATCTGTAGCTCGTGATTATGTACGTGCTTTAGGAGGATTCGGAGCATCAGGTTTAGGAGCTAATGGTACTAATACAATGGGAACTCAGTGGTTTAACAACGGTTCATTATCTTTTGATGGTGTTAAAATCTTTGTTTGCAACGGAATGACTAACGATTATATGATGGCTGCACAAAAATCTAACTTATATTTTGGAACAGGTTTATTATCTGATCAAAACGAAGTTAAAGTAATTGATATGGCTGATATCGATGGTTCAGAAAATGTAAGAGTAGTTGCAAGATTTACAGCTACTGTTCAATATGGTGTTGGTTCTGAGATTGTACTTTACACACCTGCTGCATAATCATTATAAATAAATTTTAAAAGGGGAGGTAAAATGCCTTCCCTTTTTTTTTAACTTTTAAAATATAAAACTATGCCTTGCGATATATCATTAGGAAGAGCCGAACAATGTAAAAATAGCATTGGTGGACTAAGAGCAGCATACTTCATTAATTGGGGTGATGCTACAACGGTAACGTATTCTGCAACTGCGGGTCAAGAGGATGTAATCACTGCTTTAGGTGGTACTCCTGTTGGATACAAATATGAATTAAAAGGGACTTCAACATTTGAACAAACTGTTACTTCATCAAGAGAAAATGGAACTACATTTGTAGACCAAAAACTAACTTTAAGTATTAATAAATTGACTATTGCTGACCACAAGCAATTGAAATTATTAGCTTACGGTAGACCACAAATCATAGTAGAAGATAACAACGGAAACTTCTTTATGGCAGGTTTAACAAAAGGAATGGATTTAGTTACTGCAACTATTTCTTCAGGTGCAGCTATGGCTGACAAAACAGGTTATTCTATGGAATTCCAAGGAATGGAGCCTGTACCTGCAAACTTTGTAACAGGACCATTAACTACAAGCATTTTAGCTTCTATTGTTGAAGGAACTGTAGCATAATATTATTGTTTGTTTTTTTTAAAGAGGGTGCTATTTATTTAGCATCCTTTTTTGTTTTAAAACAATTTTGAATATAAATTATTAATATATAAAAATAGTTTATGATAATTTTAAGAAAACAAGCTACAGCACAAACTTTAACATTTATACCAAGAGTAATGAGTGCAAATACTATTGTTTTAAGAAATGAAACTACAAATGTTGAAACTACAATTTCTGCTACATTTAGTTTATCAAGTTATTATTTAACAACGACTACTATTTTTGATTTAGATGAAAATACGTTTTATAATTTAACTATTAAAAATGGTGCTAATATAGTTTATAAAGATATTATCTTTTGTACAAATCAAGCAAACGATACATATACAGTAAATCAAAATGATTACGTAGCAAACGTTACAAACAACGAATATAAAATTTATGAGTAATATATCAATAGTAAATTTAAGTGCTTATACAAGCCCTGTAATACAAGAAAACAAGAAGAATAGTTACATTGAATACGGAAGTGATAATAATTACTTTCAATATTTAATTGATAGATATTTATATAGTGCTACCAATGGTGCAATTATTACAGGTATTGCTAATATGATTTATGGTAAAGGTTTAGATGCTTTAGATTCTAACAAAAAGCCTAATGAATATGCACAAATGAAATCTATAATTAAGGATTCAGATTTGCGTAAAATAGCTTTAGAACGTAAATTGTTAGGAATGGCTGCTATGCAGGTTGTAAAAGAAAAGAATTTAGTAAAACAAGTATTACACTTTCCTATGCAAACTTTACGTGCTGAAAAATGCAACGATAAAGGGCAAATAGAAGCGTGGTACTATCACTATGATTGGACTAAAAAGAAAACAAGTGAAGATGCAAAACGTATTCCTGCTTTTGGTTTTGGTAACGGTAATGAAGTAGAAATTTATGTAATACAACCTTATGTAAGTGGATTTGATTATTATAGTCCAATAGATTATTCAGGTTCTTTACCATATGCTTTATTAGAAGAAAATATAGCTGACTATCAAATTAACGATGTTCAAAACGGATTTAGCGGTACAAAAGTAATCAACTTCAATAATGGTATTCCTTCAGAGGAAATGCGTGATAAAATGAAGCGTGATGTAATGGGTAAATTAACAGGAGCAAGAGGTGAAAAAGTTATTATAGCTTTTAACGCTAATGCAGAATCTAAAACTACTGTAGAAGATTTACCATTAAACGATGCACCTGCACACTACGAGTACTTAAGTAAAGAATGTTTTGATAAACTTATTGTAGGTCATAGAGTTACTTCACCTATGTTGTTAGGAATACGTACAGGCGATGGTGGATTAGGAAACAATGCAGATGAAATTAAAACTGCTACTTTATTATTTGATAATATTGTTATTAAACCTTACCAACTTGAAATAATAGATGCTATTGATGAAATATTAGCGGTTAATAGTATATCATTAAAATTATATTTTAAGACTATACAGCCTTTAGAATTCGTTGATGTTGAAGGTATGAACAAAGAAACAACTGAAGAAGAAACAGGAGTTAAAATGTGTTCACATAATTTAGCAAGTGAAAGTATTGCAGATTCTTTAATTGAAAAAGGTGAAGAATTAGGTGATGAATGGTTTTTAATTGATGAAACAGAAGTTGATTACGATACTGAAGAAGAATTAGATGCTGAAATAAATACTTTAAATAATAAAAAGAAA